TGAGCTTTTCTTGCTTTTTTCCACCTATCGTGCAGACCTCGGATTAGTTCTTCGGCTTTTTCTAACCGCTTCCTGAGCCTTGCGACCTCGTTGGTTGTCTCGGCGAGTTCGCGTTCTAGCTGTTGGGCAAATTCCATATCAACCACATCACACAGTTCATGGTGATATTCGGTTGTCCAGATTTGCTCATCCCTCGGCGTTGGTGTGGTGTCGGGGTTCATTTTGTTATTATGTGTTTAATTAGCTTATAAATTGCGAAACCTAACAAAAGCGCAACCCATTCTAAAAATGTATGAGGAAAAATTATACTCATACAGATTCTCTAATGTTTTTCAGTATTTCTTGTAGATTTTCAACTAACATTTGCAAGGTTCCTCTGGAGCGGGGGCGAGTCGGGTTAATTTTTCAAGGTCTTCTATTTCTCTTTTATAATATTCGTGGCCTTCTGGGTAGTCAGATGGATCAATATCCAAATACAGTTGGTATATATGACCAATCGCTCGGCTCAAAAGCTCACGGAGCCTTGCGACCTCGCTGTCATTGTTCGTTGTCATTTGTAAATTGTCTGTGCTCGTTGACATACTATCGGTGTGTGGTAATTCGGTTTTACTAGCTTCGGGTAGTAGTTTTGCTAGGTGGTGGAGTTGTTTAACGAGTGCTTCAGCTTTCTCGGCTCGCTCTTTCCAATGCTCGGCCATTTCGTCGCCACGCTTTGCGGCTTCTTTAATCATCTCTTTGAGCCTTACGATCTCGTTGTCGATGGGTTTCGCCTCCCGCTTTGGCAACGGGCGGCGGGTGCGGATAGGAAACAAAAACTTACTCGCTGGCTCCTTGGTTGAATACTTAATATGAACCCATTCAAAAAGATTGCCGTCATACGATTGGTCTCCTGTTTGTGGGATCTCGTCAGGGCCAAGCTCTCGCCATTCGTTGTCGCTCATATTTTGCTTTTTTTGATCAGTTCTGCTTTGAGCTTCGTGTGTTCGGTGTTCTCGTAAAGCCCCCCGTCTTCATCCATGAGAGAATCTGGAATGGCTTCAATCGCTCGGTTCAGAAGCTTCCTGAGCCTTGCGACCTCGTTGTTTTTCTCTGTGAGTTCGCGTTCTAGATCACAAGCAAATTCAGCGGGAACGCATGGAGGAAGAGGGTCGAGAATATAGATTTCCGTCCTCGGTGTTGGTGTGGTGTCGGGGTTCATTTGGTTTCCTCCATGTTTTCCAATGCCGTTGCACAGAGTTCATGGATCTTCAGCGTCTTTCCCATACTGTTAAATTCCATAACTTTTTTGATAACCTCCTCAAGATAGATGATCTTGAGTCGTAGTTCTGATTCTAATTCTGTTTGCGTATCTTCACTCATTTGTTTCGGTTGTTATATTGTTGCTGAACATGGCTAGGACAATCCTTGAACGGAGTATCCAGAAATTGGGCTGGATAACCCTGTTCAATCATCCATTCTCTGAATGCCTGTGCGTCCGTATTCGATACAGGAGTATTGAATACTGGTCTTTGTGGTCTTTGGCTTAATGCCGCATAGTCCATTCCTTCATCCTCGTACCGAGCTTGATTGATCCATGTGGAAGGGTGAGGAATAAACTTGCCCTGTTCTCTTTGCAAATCTGGAGAGGCAATAGCCTTCCGTAGTGCCGCCAGGATGTCCTCAAGTGGAGGTAGGTTGTTCTTGGCCCATGCCGCCCTTGCCGCCCCCTTTCCTGTCTTTCTAGGATAAGCCTTCCAGAACACATCAAAAGCCTCTCCAATAGCTTTCAGATTGCGTCTAGGCTTCTTTCCTGCTGGTTCATCATATGGTCGCCCACAGCAGGGGCATTTGTCATCAGAATGTTCCTCGTTCATGAAATTAAAAGCATTTGAGTTTCAATATACCCGCTTGAATCATATTTTTTTGTTTCACCTTTTGGATAAGGTTTTATTTCGTATTTCAATACTGATTTAATTTTCTTTTTTTCTTTCTTATTTCCTATAAAAAAAACATATCTGTGCTTTCTGGATCTTTCCTCTTGGTAAAGAAGGTCTCCATACTTTTCTTTCATTTTTTGGGATCTATTTTCCTGTCCCCTAAACTCATCACCAATAGAACAATGATGAAGAGAATCTTTACCCCTAACCTTCCAATCCATCATTTTTGCCGTGAGTCCAGTATAAATAAAATTGGTTGCTTGATACACATATCCCACATGACCTTGTGATGTATCTGCATAACTAACAATTATTCTTGGTTTTCGAATTAAATCCATAGAGTTGGAAACTAATCTACTTGCTATATTTTTTTCATTCCTGCAACAAAGCCTATTAAGCTCAAGAACTAAATGTTCATATTCTTCACCGCATATTCCAGTTCTTAATGTGGAGCTTAAAGGAACTCCATATGTAATAATTCCAATCAAATTATTACCCTCAAATGCACCAAATGCATAAGAAATAGGTGGAATCCTTCTGGCATAATGGCGTTTCAATAACCAAGGCTCAACATCAGAAAATGAAATCTGTTGAACAGACCATTTATTATTAATATTAAAACTGCTCATAGACCCACTCCTTTTTCTTGAGTTGTACTGCTTGGAAGTCAAACCAAGGATGATTTTCAGCCGCTACTTTTATTTTAATGCGTCCAGCTTGATGCCAGAAACCTTTGACTTCATGGAACTGGATCTCTCCGTTAGGTAACATCAAAAAGAAATCTGGCGTATAGGTTGTTCTGTCTGCCAATCTTAAGGTGATTGTTTCAAAGCTCCAATGATGAATCTCTCCTCGGAGTTTCCTTTCTTGTAGAGTATTTGAATAAGCCTCTTCAGTCTTGTTCATCTTACCCGCCACTCGGCGTGTAGTGTTTCCTCTAGCCCTAAAGCGTCTCATCGTATGCAGATTTCTTGCACTTGAAGATGCCTTCAAGGTCTGGTTCCTGTCTCATAATCAAACGACTATATGCCGCACGAAAATCATTGGAGAGTTTGTATTCCTCCTCGGATTCTGTGGTCATGTAGTAGTTCTAGCGGAGTACTTCGTAAAGCATTCCGATACCAACTACGGCATCTGGTCTACGCTCCCGAAACTTCCTAGCTAGGTTGACTAGGTTTTTGTAAACATGGGGATTATTGTCATGGAATCGGTCAAACCGGGATGCCATATCGTCCAAGGGATTCTCCTCAATAGGGGAGAAGTCAAAGTCGAATTGGTCACTCATTGATTTTAGGAAAGTTGATATTGCATTTATCTGAAGCAATGGCATTCAGCTTACTAAAAGCATTGTACCAATTGTTTCTGTGGACGCTTTTAACCCCTGCATCGAATGCCGCCATGACCCTTTCTTCCAAGGAGGGAATACGATTATTCTCCCCAAGGAAACGGATGTGTTCACCATTGATGTATTCATGTGCTTCTCTAGAGTAGTTCATACAAGTCCATTTTCGATTGCCGCACGATCCATGAATGTTGAGAAAAGGTAAGTGAACCTATTCTGATCCAGCTTTCCTGCTTCTGTTTTAGACATAGCTTTCGCTTCTGCCTCGGCATTTGGTATGAGTTTATTGCGTTCGGCAATATATTCACAGTTATGCCAGACAGGAACCTCCTGCTGGAATGCGACTTCCAGACAGGAGCAATACCTTGGAACCATCATTTGTGGAGAGAAATAATGGTGATGAGAGTGATGACTCCAAGAAGAAGTCCTATAAATACAATTCTTCCAATCGTCAGCAAATCCTCAACTCTTTCTTGAATCTCAAGGATCTCTGTGTGGTGATGCCGAACAGTCTCAAGGAGATGGGTTGACTCCCGATTCTGAAAGTCAAGTCCTGCCTCTAATTGAAGTACTTTCTCCTCAAGGGAGATGGGTGCTACTTTCTTTGTGCGTGGTTTTCTAGTGGTCATGTGGTGCGTGGTTGCTGGTTGGGTTGTGGTTAGAAAGGTATTTCTGAATCCTCGTCATCTTCCTGCACAACAGGCTTCGGACGATTCTTGAATGCGGGTGCTGGTTTGATATTGTCGGCAAAGCTCCTAGCGGCCTTCACTTTGTAGTTTCCAAGGATAGGGGCTTTCTTACCCGAATCACGACTCTCCTTGGATAGTGACTGC